TTGTATCTTTTCCTTCAATAATACCTTGTGGTGTAAATGGCTTTGCTTCCCAGAAGCTGTCAGTGATTGCAGAAGATTTGTTTTTCTGCAAACACTCACTAGCATCTTTGAAAGGAAGTTTAGCAATCTTAGTTTTTCTTACAGGTAAAATGTTAGCACATTCTATTGCAGCCTGATTACCTGCATCATCATTGTCAAACATCAAGACAATGTTTTCAAATTTAGAAATCCACTCTAATGATTTTTTAATATATTTTTTAGCTGATGCTGCACCACTAGGTACTGACACTACTGGAAACTTGTTATTAAAAACTTTACTTACAGAGAGACAGTCAACTTCTCCTTCTGTGATACACAGAAATCTACCGCCATCTCTCCATAAGTTTTGTCCAAACAAGGAGACACGTGAAACATCACCTAGCCAAATAAAATCTTTATTTGGGAAACGTAGGTGTTGAGCAACTTTTTGATAATTCTTGTCGTAGTAATTGGCAATCTGAACAGGTTTGCCATTATATATACCTGTCTCATAATTAAACTTAGCACAGGTATCACTATCTATTTTTCTCTTTGGAAGAGCTTCAGTAATTCCTTCAATCATATTTGTAATATCTTTTGGTTTAGCTGCTGCTGGTGCAGCACTATCATTCTTGTATTGTTGGCAGCCGAAACAATAGGTGTGTCCATCATCATAGACAGCAACATTATCTCGGCTACCACAGTTATCGCATGGGGCGTGGTATAGAAACTTAGTCTCGGTCATCTTCTAATTCTGCTAAATCAGCATCATTAGTGAGACCGTCTTGAAATTTATATCCTTCTACGTTTTCACTAAGTAGGTACTCTCTGACATTAAAGTTAGGACAAGTCTTATTCTCATCTAACATATAATGCCCAACTATTTGTGCGTCAGGATATTTTACTAAAAGTTTTTCTAATGTAATTTTTAAACTGTCCCATTGTTCAGCAGTAAAATTATCTTCATTTTCGTTATCTTCAGACAATCCGCCTACTACGCAAAGTCCGTAAGAGCAGTGATTATAGCCTCTCACATGAGCTTGAACTGCATCATCTTCTCTACCTTGTTCAACAGTACCGTCTCTTTTAATTACTTTGCCGTAACCTATTTTTAACCAACCTCTTTCTCTGTGCCATCTATCTATTTCTTTAGCACCAATATTCATTGATGGTTTTGTTTGAGAACAATGTAGAACAATATATTTTGTTTCTTCTCTAGCCATATTAAATTAACTCCTTCATTGGGTGAGTGTCTTTCAACACATTTATTTTTTTCTGTTTGTTTTTAATTTCGTCTAACCATTCATCAGGAAAAGTTTTTTTAGTTGAAGCAATGCAATGATATTTAAAATTAAACATCTCACACCACTTTGCATAAGTAGTTTTACTTTTCTTACCAATCTTTGTTTTTGAATTTGAAAATATAAATCTTATATCTAGCTCTGGTTTTTGCTTTTTAACCAGCTTCATTTTTTTCCTGTCTTGAGAATTGAATTGTCCCTTCGTCTCAACAATAAAACTACCGTCTATTGGAAAGTCTGGTGTGTAACTTTTTTTAGTCTCAGGTTGGAAATAATTAACTGTAAGACTTTCATAACTAAAAGACACATAGTTGTTTTCAAGAAAATCATAAATTAATTTCTCCAACCCAGACTTTAAAGTAACCGTTTTAGAAATCTGAGTTCTCTTGAACTTCTGACGTTTCTTCACTGTTAACTTCGTTTGTTGTTTCGGCTACTTCAAAACCGTCTTCAGTTGCAAATAAGTCTGCACCTGATTTACCTTGTACTAGTTTAAGAACTTGAACAGCTTTTAATCTAGCAGATACTCCAGCACCTAGCATTGGTGTGTAGTAAGGTACAAGTTGGTAAGCAACTTTCATTTCACTACCGCCCCAAATACTTGTAGATGGAGAGATTGGATTTTTCTTCGCATCAAAAAGTGCAGGTCTTTGGCTGTAAGCTTCTTTAGTCTTACGGTTCTGACCTGTAGCTTTCATCTTGAATTTAAAAAGTACATTCTCACCTTCATCAGTATAAGGTTTGGGAGCAGATTTAATTTGCTTACCTTTATTTTTTTCTTTTGCTTCTGAAATTGATTTTTCAATAGCATTATCAAATGCTTCAATCATTTTAGATGCATTAGATTTGGAGACTTTTAGAGTAACTTTGTACTCCCCAGCTTCGTTAAAACGAACATCTGGTTTATTTAAATGAGGATAAACAGCTTCTCCTGCACTGCTTATCATTGTTGTATCAGACATATATTACACTCCTTTTCGTTAGTGTTTAGTGTTGGTCTGTCTAAGAGTGGTACTCGTTTGCACTTCTGCAAGTGACTAGATACAAAAAAAGTCTGATTGTTTAATTAAAGATAAATCAAGGTTTCCTCTCTCAGGAATTGTAGGAAATTTAGCTTTATTTTTATCAGATAACATTTGCAGCATTTCTCTAGCCCAATTAGCTAGAACATCTTGCTCATAAACCTCACAGAAAGCATCTCTGATAGCATCTGCAAATACATCAACATCAGGTGCAACACAGCCAAAACTATCATGTATCAGGCTAAAATTATCTACGCCTTTTTCATAGGCCTTTACGACAGATAACATAAGCACTGAGGCATCTAATGAATGAATAAAGTTTGGACAAACAGAACTGGCAGTTTTTTTACTATCAATTATATCAGTGTCATATTGATATGAGAGCTTCATCATACTATCTCCCATTCTTGTTTTAACTCTTTTTCTTTCAGTTTTGTAATTAGCCATTTGTACTGGAAATCCTAAAGGTGTTGTCCAACAAACTGGTAAGTTTTCGTTAGCTACTAATCTTGCAACTTGTTTTAAAAAATTCATAATTTCTCTAGCACCAATTACAACTTGAAAAATAGCTTCCCATAAAGGTTTGATTAAATAGTTACATGCCTCAAATAGTTGGGCTTCATCAGCAAATGGGTGCTGACGGCCTTTCTCTTCTAAATCTTTTTCTACAGCATCTTTTAAATAATCTTTTGCAGAATACTGTGTTAAGGAATAAGGCATACACATTACTGGCTTCTTGCAAAGCTTTCTATCAATACCATAGTCTAACCACTTCTTTGCAGTGCTATCAGTTTTCTTTTTTAAAATTTCAGTTAGCTTGTTTGCAACTTCATTATAAACATCAGCAGGTTTTTCTAATGGAATTAGATTTGTAGCTCTACCACCTACCTCATCTCTCATCATTGCAGAGTAATGTTGTAGGCCACTATTGCTGCAATCACTTTGTATTGGTAAGGTTGTGACAAAATCTGGTGAGTAATCGGATTTATGAAAATCAGAAAATTCAAAACACCATGCTAAAAAACAATACGGCTTATCTGCTTTAGCCCACCAAGTTTGTTCTAAAGGTTTAGCTGCACATTCTAAAATTAAATCAGTATGTTCTTCAACCCACTTTAATCTGTCTTCAATTTTTTCTTTATCAAACTCACCATGTAAACCTACTCCACCAACAGCAAAATTTTCAAAACCTCTGTCACTTCCCATTGGTTTACCAACTGCAAATTTTAATAATGCTCTTGATTGGTCAGCACCAATAGGAGATAGCATTGCTGGTTTAGGATAAACACGTGACCTAAAATCTAATTGTTGCGGATAATAAAATTGAGTGAAGTTTTTTAGTGTTGTTGCTTCTTCTAAAATTCTATGAGTTTGTATCCACTTTGATTTAAGCTTACCTTTTTTTTGGTGAATAGCTCTAGCTTTGATGCTGTATTGTTTTCTTGCTTCTTTGTTAGTTGCAATGTCATGTGGCTTAGGTGGAAACTCAATCGTTTTAAAATCTACTGGTATATTTCCAATACCCCAATTATTTATAAAAACATTATGCATCACTTCATAAACTGGTTTGTTAATTTGCCATGCGGTTTGTTGGATAATATTTACTGATTTTGAAACAGTATCCATTTGATGCCAAATGTTTGACACCTCTTCTAAGTAAGGTCTATTACTTGCTTTTATCAAATTGTAATGCATTTGCTATTTTCTCCTTGTCATTTTCATTGTTAAATTTTTTGCCGTAGTAACCGCCTGAGAATGGGCTATTCCAATTCTTTGGCGGCATAATCATAGGCAGGTATTTTGGGTGTAAAGCTTCATTATTTATGTTGAAATTACGTATTTCTTCCAACATTTTCTCAGTAGCAGTTACATAATAAATGGTTCTTTTTTTAGCAGTCGTTCTTAGCTCATGCTGCACAAGACCCAAAAGCTCTAAATAATTGATGCATTTTGCACCTAAATGAATTTTGTCATCTTTCGACCAATTCTTAAAATCAAGATTATGCTTATTCATATTGTAGACCCAAACTCTTTCTTTGTGGTGATACCTTTTCTTATTTTGGGGTAGGTTTCTTCGGTTCAAAGCATTTTCTACCTTTTTGAACTGAACTTTATTTGTCTCTTTGAACAGGCCTAATTTTGCTTCCATCTGTAGACCAGTAGCTATTTGAATGGCTAACTTGTTAAGTGTAGTTTCAAATGAAATACCGTCTAATGTATTCTTTAAGATAATTAGCGAACAACTATCCCAAACCTGTGGTCTATCCTGAATAAATTCATTTTTGTCATCAAAAGCAGATTTAGGAAGGCACTCACAAATTCGTTTAAGTGATGTTTGTCTTACATCAGCTTGGCCATTAATCATTCTGACAACATCAGTATTGATAATATCTGACAGCTTTGAGATATACTTCTGCTGCATGACCAAACCATATAAGGTTGAGCTTTCTTGGCCTTTTTCTTTGGCAGTCTTAATAGTATCATTGAACCTTCTGATACCGCCTCTGAGCATGGCTTCTTCAAATTCTAGCTCTCTTTCAATATCTTCTAAGAGATTTTCTTTATTGTTTACTTTGCAGCCTATACCGCCTTCTTGCAGTTGGTTTAATAAAGCTTCTATTTCATTGTTATTTTTATTGGACATAGTGAGAACATTTACTCCATTTTGATTGCACTAGTGAGGTGTTGCATAAGAAATGTTGCATATGTTGCCTGACTAGTTGCACAGGTGCAAGTGACAAAAGTTTAAAAAAACAGTAAATAAAACCTAGATGTTTGCCACTTGTGCAAGTGAGATTGAGTAATCGGTATTTCCTAAGACTAGCGATTAAACTAAGTCTGTAGGAAATACCCACCATTTTAGCAACTGTATGCAACATGTTGCTTATAATGCAACACATAATGCGACAGTTTTTTTGAAAAGAACTTATTTTAAAACCAGTCTTTTCGTTCTGGTTTGGTGCGAGTAGAGGGACTCGAACCCCCACGCTTACGCATATGTTCCTAAGACATACGTGTCTACCAAGTTCCACCATACTCGCAAAAAATGGAATTGGTGACATAGCCTAACTTGCCTTAATTTTCAACACTCTAGAGTTATGGCCAATCATAGAGTTTTCATCAGCATCAGCACTAATTGCAGCAATTGCATCTTGTAAACTCTTGTTTGTTGATTTTGCATAATAAGTAAGTGTTGTTTCTATTTTACTATGCCCAGCCAAATCTTGAGTAGTTTTAGGTGGTACACCAGCTTCTACTAAATTAGTAATGAAACAGTGTCTAAAACTATAAGGTGTTCCGTTTTGTGGAACATCAGGCACTAATGGTAAAACCTTTTTTATTAAGGTTCTCATTTGATTGTATGAAGTCGTAAATACTTTGCCGCCTCTTTGCATAGCAACTTCTTTACGAGCTTTTACAATGGCTAATGCTCTTTTTGATAAAGGTATTTCTACACTTTGAACACCAGTTTTCGGTCTAAGGAATTGAATAGTTTTTCTACTGAAGTTTACTTTATCAATAGTAAAAGCATCATACTCTCCCTTAATACGCATACCAGTATCATACAGCCAAACAGCAGCATCTGCATATTCATACTGACCCATACCTTTAAGAGCTGCAATAATTTTATTGAACTCTGACTGAGTATAGATTGCTTTAGTCTGAACTGTTCCTGATGGTAAGTTTTCCCAACCCATATCATTTTTTCTAATATCAGGATTTAATAATTTGGATTGGTCTAACATTCTTTCTTTGATGCCATATCTCAGAATGTCTCTGATAACTCCAAGTCTTTTATTAATAGAATTATTTGAGACTGTACCATTATTGTTCATAGGTCTTGCAAGAATTTGCTCTCTGCAAAAATCTACAAAGCCTTCATAGTGTTCTGAAGTTTGCATTTCTTCCAACAAAATATCTCTTGGAAAATAATTGAATATATCTTTTGCATAGATACAAACATTAGCTTCCTGAGGTTTACCTGCCCACTGTTTTGGAAACAAAGAATTGTATGCTTCATTCAGTGTAGCCTTCTTTAATACTTTGCCAGTATGTTTATTTGCATAAGCAGTTGATGACACCTGTTGGTCTAACAAAACTTTACCTTTAATTGCTTCTTGTAAAGCAACTTGTAAAGCTTTGTCATACTCAGCTTGGGTGTAGTTTTTATTTAACTTTATAGTGAAGTCTTCAGTTTTTCTGACTACTTTTTCTTTGCCATCTATAAAGTGTTTTTTAGAAGCAGAAATCTGAATAGTTTTTTTGCTTCTTAGTCTGATACCT